GGTTGGAAAAAGACTCCAATTATTTGGTTGTCTTCCGAGAGAGCATTCCAGATTAAAAACAACAAAGAATTACGAGATTCTGCGGGTAAACTTAAACTCCCGCTGATATCAATCATGAGAAAGTCCATGGTAAAAGATCCTAACTTTAGAGGATCTTACTATGCTAACTCACCTGAATATCCTGATTACAAAGGCGGAGCGACCGCCATTGGGAATCGAATCGTTCAGGTAAAAACAAGAAATTTTGCTAATGCTGATAAGGCACGTCAGCTCCACAATGGAGACCAAACAGGTAAGGGACCAAACAATAAAATAGTTTATGAGACTTTTGAAGCACCAGTCCCGACTTATGTTACTTGCATGTACAGCATAACCATTAGAACCGATTACCTCCAACAGATGAATCAATTGGTGAGCCCGTTTATGACTCGAACGGGGGCAACTAATCACTTTCTGTTTGATAACGATGGCCATCGGTACGAAGCATTTCTTCAACAAGACTTTAGTCCTGCTACTAATGTAACCAATCTTGGAGAAGAAGAGAGATACTTTCAAACCCAAGTCGAGATAAAAGTCTTAGGCTACTTGATGGGTGAAGGAAGCAACAGAGAAAAGCCAAAAATAGTAGTCAGAGAAAACTATGTGGATGTTAAGATGAGCCGCGAGCGCGTTATCTTGGGAGACACGATTCCTTGGGCCAGACCCTACAAGCAGAAATATCGCGAATAATGACTATTGAGGCCATATCATACTATTTATTATGAAATATACTTTACAAGGAGTACTTTAATGCCTAGAAAATTTGATTTTATTTCTCCCGGTATTCAGTTAACCGAGATCGATCAAAGTACCGTACCCGCACAACAACAAGGCGACGGCCCTTTACTGATTGGACGAGCCCTTCGTGGCCCTGCAATGCAGCCAATCAGAATTAAATCTTTTGATGATTTTGTTAGTGTTTTTGGCGAACCAGTTTATGGCCAACAATCTAGCAACCCAGACGTATGGAGAAATGGCAACACTATCGCTCCTACATATGCTGCAATTGCCGCCGAATCATGGCTAGCAGCCAACGAAAGTCCACTAACTTTTGTTCGCCTTTTGGGTGAGCAATCCTCAAACGCAACTGCTGGCTCAACTGGTGCCGCTGGTTGGAACACATCAGGTTCTTTGGACACGGCCTACTCAGCATCAGGTGGTGCTTTCGGGTTATTCGTTGTGTCTTCTGGTTCTTCTCCACGAAGCAACATGCCTACTGGTTCATTAGCAGCGGTTTTCTATGTAAACCAAGGCTCTATTGAATTGTCTGGTGCGATTGCTACGCCATCAGGATCTTTGATTTCTGGTAGTAATGTGATGATGGAATCTCTTGGTTCTGGAAACGGCGCAACATTCAAAGCAGTTGTTAAGGACTCAAGTGGAAATGTCCTTGAAACAAAAACATTTGACTTCACCCCCGGCTCTAAGACTTACATCCGTAATGTGTTTAACACCACCCCTCATGCTGTTAATAGCAGCATCAACGATACAGCCAAAACTTATTGGTTGGGTGAGACATACGAAGAAGAAGTACAGCGTGCAATTGGAACTAGCCCAACTGCTGGAGACCAGCTTGGTATCATACTTGGTTTGGCTTCTGGTTCTGCTGGTGTAGATCCCGGAAAACCACGACCAACACTTACTGCTTTCGCTAATCACAGATACGCTTCTATTGCCGCTAAGTCTGGTTACATCATTAACAGAGACCCAAGCAGCGACGCTACAGAGTACACTCCTGATGCAATGCAAAAGCTTTTCCGCATTGTAGCACTTCAGGCTGGTGAAGCATTCCAATTTGAATACTACTGCACGATTGAGAACCTTACACTTGGAACAGAAGTCAACAAAGATTCTAGATTCACTATCAGTGTACGACGTTACGACGGTGATGCAATCGTTGAGCAGTTCTCTAATTTGACTCTCAACCCATTTAGCGACAACTACATTCTTAAGCGAATTGGTGATATGCAAATGACTTGGGACGAAACCGATCTTAAATTTAACATGGTTGGTAAGTACGAGAATCAATCTGATTACATCCGCATTGAGATGGGTCCAGAACTTAAAAATGATCAGCCACCCGAAGATGATTATGCTCTTCCATTTGGTTGGTACGGACCACAACGTTTTGTTGCCTTCACTCTTTCAGGAAGTAATGCAACCCCTGTATCTCCAACTGATTACAGCAGCAACCTCACTAACATCATGGTTGTTGGTTCTGGTAACTTGCCGGGCAACCCTGCAATCAACCGAGCCGGACAAGGGCACGGTGGTTTTGCCGTCGTTGGTAATGCAACCGGTGAAACAGATCAGCGTGTTGTAACATTTAAGTTCCCAACATTCAAATTATCTACTGTTGATTCTAATGGAACTCAAAACACTAACTTTAAACCAACAGACTTCTTTGGTCTTAACCAATCTCTTTCTTCTTCTAACTTGTTAGATCAAGGATACAGAGACTTGCTTCGTTCAATGCCTTACGGCTTCGATGTTCATGAGAACTCTGGTTTGGCTGCTGTTTCAACAGAGAGAGCATTCATCTTTACTATGGATGATGTTGTTTATGACTCTACCACGAACCGCGCTTACTATGCTTCTGGTTCAAGAGCAGGAAACACCTCTTATACAGCGACTAACGGAGATCAAGCGCTTCTTGATAAGAACATTAAGAAATTTATTGTTCCACTCTTCGGTGGTTTTGACGGACTTGATATCACAGAGCTTGACCCATTTAACAACCGTTCCGGTGTTATTGGTACAGCAGACAACACAAGTTACACATTCTACACACTTAACAAGACTCTCGATATCGCAGAGTTCCCAGAGAATGTAGAGATGGACTTGTTAGCACTTCCCGGAATCAATGTTTCTTCCATCACTAATCGAATGATTGATATTGTTGATGAGCGACAAGACTCTCTTGCGATCATTGATCTCGAAGACGCATTCACAACTGCTGCCGAAACAACCCCCGGCAATGTTGGTAAAGGCTCATTGGCCAGCGTAATCAGTAGCGCTCGATCAAGAAACTTTGATTCTTCATACGCTGCTGCTTATCATCCATGGACACGAGTAAGAGGCCGAGGCGAAACAATCATTGCTGACTGTCCTCCATCTGTTGCTGCTATCGGTGCGATTGCAAAATCACAAGCACTTTCTGCACCATGGTTTGCCCCTGCTGGCTTCAATCGTGGCGGCATCGGACAACTTGGTGGTTCGGCTGGCCCTCTTGTTACCTCACTTGCTGAGACTCTTAACAAAAGCAACCGTGATGATCTTTACGAAATCGACATTAACCCAATCGCACGACTCCAAGGTGAGTTCGTAATCTTTGGACAAAAGACTCTTCAACAGGCTCCATCTGCATTAGATCGAATCAATGTTCGACGCATGATGATCTTGCTTAAGAAGAGAATTGGTAAGATTGCTAATACCATTCTGTTTGATCAGAACATCCAAGTTACTTGGAATAAATTCAAGAACCGTGCGGATCGCGTATTGAGTGAAATCAAAGCCGGTGGTGGTATCACAGATTACAAAGTTGTTTTGGACTCCTCAACTACCACACCAGATCTACAAGACCGAAATATCTTGTACGCTAAGATATTTGTTAAGCCCGCAAAAGCAATAGAATTTGTTGCAGTAGACTTTATTATCACAAGATCTGGAGTACAATTCTAATGGATACTATTTATAATAAAGGGAGATTAGTATAATGGCATTTTGGACTCAAGCAGGTACCGAACCTAAAAGAAATTTTCGATTTAGAGTAACATTTGATTCTTTGAACACAAACAACACCGAATTAGGTGGCGTACTGTGGTGGGCAAAGAGCGTTACAACTCCATCTTTTGATCTTGGAGAAACCGAACACCATTACCTCGGCGGAAAATACTACTTCCCCGGCAAAGTTTCATGGTCAGAAGTTAGTTTGGCTCTAGTTGATCCAATCTCACCAGATGCTGTAGGTCTCACAAACCAATTGCTTATTAACTCTGGTTACATGGTTCCAGACAATACAGCTGATGGTCAGTTCAGCACTATCTCTAAGAACCGTTCAATCTCTGCTGGACTTCGAAACATCACAATTGAAGTTCTTAAAGCGAATGGCGATGTAGTTGAGACTTGGACTCTTCAACAACCTTTCATTAAGGCTGCAAACTTTGGTGATCTTGATTACTCAAGCGAAGATCTTCGAACTGTTGAACTCACAATCCGATACGATTGGGCAACTTGCGAATTTGGAACAGCACATCCTGATCCTACGCTCGCTGGTGAGAGATACTTTGAGGCTGGCGATACAACAATCGAGGCTCCTAACTACCAACCTAACGTTGATAATTCACAAGGCGTAAGTAGCGATCCAGTCGAATAGAGGTTTAAATGGCTTTTTGGACAAACTCAAACGACCCAAAGCAAAAATATAGATTCGCCATATTTGATTCTAACGATGGAGTCCCTGATGGCGAATCTGTTTGGTATTGGGCCAAGACTGTTACAAAGCCATCTTTTGAAGTAAGCACAGGCGAGTACCAACTTATAAACCATACTTTTAAGTATCCAGCGCTATTAACTTGGAACGACATAAGTATAAGCATGGTTGATACAGCCGAGATCACTCAGAGGTTATTAAGAAAAATATTTAACTTTGGATATGTTTATCCAAATCAATCAGATATCCGCTCTTTTGTAGACGGTATATCAAAGTCTCAATCAAGCTTGTATGTAGACAATCTTGAAATTCAACAATTGAACGCCGAAGGCGAAGCATTAGAAAGGTGGAGACTAAACGGGGGAATCATTACATCAATTAACTTTGGTGATTTGGATTATTCCTCCGAAGATCTTGTCGGATTAGAAATGACGATTGCGTATGATTGGGCGGAAATAATAGATGTCGCAACCAATCCATTACAGGTCTCAGAGATAGGCCAAGAAAACATGTCGGACAACGGAGGTATCACGGATGCATTTGATCCAATAGCCGATACCCCTAATCCCGATGTAATTTAAAGAGGTGAAATTTGAGTAATAGAAATAACGGGGATAGAATTGGTCCCCAAGGCGAAAGCGCAGCACCAGTGGCTGCTACTGCCGCAAGTCCTTTGGACTTTGTAACACCAACCGAGATGGTTGATTTGCCCTCAAGAGGCAAACTGTATGCCGAAGGCCATCCGCTTAAAGATAAAGAAGATATTGAAATCAGATTCATGACGGCAAAAGAAGAGGATATATTAACCTCTCGAACTTTGCTAAAGAAAGGTATTGCAATTGATAGGTTCTTGCAAAGCGTAATTGTTAACAAGAAGATCAAAGTAAACTCTTTGCTTATTGGCGACAAGAATGCAATATTAATCGCGGCTCGTGCCTCTGGTTATGGAAGCGATTACGAGACCCAAGTAACTTGTCCCAATTGTGCGACTAAACAACTGATGACTTTTGACCTTAACAACAAAACAATTAACGAAAGCACAGAGGATCCCGACTTGGGAATCAGGAAGACCGCAAACAACACGTTTATAGTCACCGCTCCTTATAGCAAGTTTGATGTTGAAATCGCACCTCTGACTGGTGAGCATGAGCTTTTCTTAAGTCGAATGGCTGAGAGTAGAAAAAAAGGAATGCAACAAGAATCTCTGATGACTGATCAATACAAAATGATGATTAAATCAGTACAGGGGAATGCAGCAAAAGATGTTATCGCTTATTATGTGGATAACATGCCTTTGAGAGATTCTCGCTATATTAAAAACGCTTACAAAAAGGTTAATCCAGATATTTCAGTGAATGAAAACTTTGAGTGCAGTTCTTGTGGCCACGAACAGGAAATGGAGGTGCCCTTTGGGGCCGACTTTCTTTGGCCTGACCGATAAATACACAGAAGCATCTTACGAACAGTTCTTTCTTTTAATGCATTTTGGAGGATGGTCCTTCATTGAGGCGTACAATTTACCGATTGGTTTGCGAAATTGGTTCGTTAAACGACTCCAGAAGCAATATGAAGAAGAAAAGAAGCAAATGGAGAAATCCAGAAAAAGTAAATAATGCCCGTCGAGGGCATTTTTTTTATAAAACTATTTATAATATCGGAGATTTATTATGCAGATTGATTTAACGAGAAACCCCAAGCTCTTGACTGAAAGTTGGTTAAAGGCTTTTGGCGAATGGAACAAGACTATTCTGAAATACATTTATGGTAAAGATGTAGACATGATTGCTAATCTTAATGAGCAAGAAATGCCACAAATCTCCATAAAAGGCAAATTAAAAGACGTTCAGGCGTATGCTCAAGCGATCATCGCAGAAAAGAATTATCTTGAATCATACATTGCGCACGGCAAAGATGCGCCCATGACTGTACAAACAAGAGATCTATTGGATCAAGCAGTTGGTGAATTTGAAAGCACCACTGGGATCACTTGGCCTTTCACTGACGAGGGATAGTAAATGGCGATGACCCCAGAAGAAAAGGCTGAGTTTGATCAAATAAAAAAAGAACTCGCAGATCTTAAAGCAGCAAAAGCAACAGCTGTTGACTCTGCGGATTTGGAAAAAAGACTTGCCCTTAAGAGAGAAGAGGCACAATTAGAAATACAAATGGCCGATGCTGTTCAGAATGGAGTTGAGGCTAGACAAGCACGTAATCGATTGGTGGCTGAAGAACTTAATGTTCTGAGACAGGCATACGAGCTTGAATTAGAAGAAGGTGCTCTTAACGAAGAAGCAACCGCAGAATTTGAGAAACAACTGGATATTATCAGAGAAACGTATGATCTAAAAGGCGTCACTCTTGATAATCTCTCCGAAGCACAAGACGAATTCAACAAGAAAGTAAAAGAAGGCGAAGCAGTAGGAGGCAAATATTCCAAGATGATGGATTCTCTTGGATCAAAGATGGTGCTCTTCGGAAAGGGGCCATTGGTTAACGCTGCATTGGGAATTAGAAAACTTGGTACCGAGTTACAAAACAGCAAAGAAGCCCAAGAACAATTCAAGCAATCGATCGTCGATACTTTTAATTTTACTAATTTATTTGGAAATGCTTTGAATGTGGTCGCAGAATCTACGGCCATGCTTGTTAAGCAGTTGGACTCTGCTTCAACTTCATTCGCAGCAGCCACAGGTTTGGGCGGTCAGTTTACTCAATCAATGAGATCCGCACAACAGCAGGGTAACTATCTTGGTGTTACAATGGAGGGTGCTTCCCAAGCTATGATAGGATTAGCATCCAATTTCACCGATTTTGTAAATATCAATGAATCGGCAAGAGCAAACCTCATAAGCACAACGGCACAACTTCAAAGAATCGGGGTTGATGCAGGAACCTCTGGACAGTTGGTTCAGTTCTTTACTCAAAACCTTGGTCAAACTTCTGATCAAGCGATCGAAACAACAAAGCAAATCGCGATGATGGGTAAGAGCATTGGTATGACTTCTGCCGAGATTACAAAACAATTCAAATCAGCGCTACCAACATTAGCCGTTTATGGTGACCGCGCACCAGAAGTATTTAAAGGTCTTGCTGCCGCAGCAAAAGTTGCTGGTGTTGAGATGGACAAACTGCTTGGACTCGCAGGTAGATTTGATACATTTGCTGGCGCTGCTGAAACAACTGGAAAACTTAACGCTCTTTTGGGTACGCAGTTATCAGGTGTTGACCTTCTGAGACAAAGCGAGGAAGAAAGGATCGAGACTCTGATTCAAACCATGCAGCTCCAAGGCCGAGCCTTTTCGGATCTTGGTCGTTTCCAACAAAAAGCAATCGCTGCTGCCGCCGGTATTGATGATCTCAACGAAGCACAGCGAATCTTTGGAATGGACCTCGGAAAGTTTAGAGAATACCAAAATAGAATGGATGAGTCTGCCGCGTCACAAGCAGCATTTGAAGAAGCAGTTTCGAAGACAGTCCCAATCCAAGAGAAATTCCAACTTATAATGGCTGAGTTCGGTGTGGCTGTAGTCCCAATCTTAGAATCAATTCACAGCTTGCTTCAAGGAGCATTAGACCTCTTTAATGAATTTACTCCTGCACAAAAAGAAACTATCGTTGGAACCGTTGCTGCATTTGGCGCACTCTTCCTCGCAGCAAAAAGCTTGGCTGGTTTTATTGGTGTCTTTAAAACCTTAAGCGCAGGTTTCAGTCTCATAGGAACAACTGCTCCCGCCGCAGCCGCAGGTGCAAGTCAAGCCGGTGTTGGAATTAGCACTGCTGTGAATAACATCGGAAGGTCAGTTTCTGCTAATGCTGCTGGGTTTGCAATCTTAACAGTTGCACTTCTTGGTATCGGCGCCGCTATTTTCATGATCGGTCAAGGCATACAGGGTGTTGACTTTGCTGCTTTTGCTGGATTAAGCGTTCTTTTAGTAACAATGGTTGGATTAGCGGTTGGTCTTGCCGCCTTAATGACGGCGACTGCTGGTATCGGTGGTGGTGTCGTTTTGGCTGGTTTTGCGTTACTGGCTGGGGG